TGAATGTCCCACCCCTTCTGTTCGGGGACGTCCATTTCATATGCAAACATTATCACCTCATAGAGGTAGTCAAACTGACACGGTGTGAGTTCAATGTTAATTCCTTCGGGTAGTCTCATGATGTGTACTCTCCCTCAACTACTCTTGTTCCGTTGAGTGAATACCACACTAACTGAGCGAATCCGTATTGCTCCGCCATGCTATAGAGTGTGTCGTATGCAAACGCACCATATGGGACAGGTTCGCGAATAGATGGCACAGATGGCACTTCAATAAATTTCTGGATCATTGACATAACTCCTCAAAGCGATTGTTTGCGATTTCAATTTGTTTATCTTCGTCATAGTATGGAAATGCTTCTTGCACTTCCTCAAAGATTGTGAGAAGTAGATCCTCGTGATGTAGTGTTGACATAGAGAAAGAATAATTTGTCTTATGTACCTATTATAACCGATAGGTGCGGTGTGTCTATACTGTGTGTGCCACTAAATGAACTGGCACACGGGCAGCTGCGTCTCTGTCATGAGTACGCTATCCTGACGGAATGACTCTTTGAATGAGTCTGCGATCTCCTGCACTTTAGTTGATCCGTCAGCGGTGACGAAAGTAATAATTGCAACTTTCTCCTGCTCACCCTTCCAGAATCCTGTACCGTCAGTGACAGTGAAACCGTCAAATCTTGTTGAGACTTCAGACTTAATAAAGTCGCTCATCATCTCGTCTGTAATCTTACCAGCGTCTGGTATGTTACGTCCGAGGAATAGTTGGAACTGTGTTTGTTTCATGTACTCATCATAATACATGAGAACATACAATGCTAGTGGGTGTGTACCACTTCTCCAACTGTCACACGTACCCATCGTAGCGGTGTTCCAGATGTTAACCTCCAGATCATCTGATCACCAAATCTGGTCTGATCCTGTGCAACTCTATAAGCAGTGTTAATGTCTGCACAGTATACAACACCGTCAGGATCAAATTTGAACCAGCTTGCGGGTTGGACTGCCCATCCTCTTGGATCATTCATTTGCTTTTCTTAACTAGTTTAATTATATCACGAGCAGCGCGTGCAATGCTCATGTAAGTGGACAGTTTACCAGCTGGACTACCATATGTCCAATTGGGACGATAAGGTGTGGTATCATTCATATCGTACCCCGATCCTTTTTAACGTCACATTTCATGTAGTCTTGGACCTCTGCGACGACATCATCAAAACCGTCATCCCAGTAGTTACGCGCTTCCTCTAAGAATTCATGCTCACCTAACTTGTCAAAGTAAGTGAACAAATCATTAGCAACGTATTCTTCCAAGTCCTTGGTGGTCATATTGTCCACCATGCGTTCTGTCAGAAACTCTTTAAGTTCAAGTAGTAATTCGCGATCCATCATTCGTAATACCCCTCCTCTTCCTCTTGTTCTCTGATCTCTTCACTTGCCATAGCAAAAAAGTCTCTGATTGTCATATCAGGATATTGAAGTAAGTAAGAACATAATGCACCCATCTGCATATGCCTAGATTCTGCCATATGGATTTGTTCCATAACTGTGTTAGCATCCCACTCTAGTGATTGTTGTTCTGTCATTAGAAAAATCCTCCGTTAACTTCTGCATCTTGTAGTTTCTCAAACACTTCGACTTGTGTTTCTGATAACTCAAAGTCCATATCTCTCAATATGTCATAGAGTTTGATTGTTTCATACAGTTCATCGCCAGTAAAGGGAACTGTAACTGTGAGTTTATCAATCATATCAAGTGTTCTCCGCAATAACATCCCAAGTAGAGATAAAGTCCTCTAACCAGAATCTTTGACCGATTGTAAGTCTGTCAGACTCAATACCATACAATAGTTCACTTGCACATCTTTGTGGTAGGTCATTCTTTTTTAACCAAGTACCATAGATGTCACATAAGAATTTCATTTGTTTTGACATAAGGGGTTTCTCCTGTGTTATACTATTATTATAGCAAGTCTAAGTCCTTGCGTCTGTGTGTTGTGGACACCTCTTCATCTGTCACACCCATACCATCTACAAGTGCATCAACCTTGCTACCATAATCATCAAGGTCTTTACCCTCTGATAGACTATCAAGGTAGTCATCTTTCTTATCCGCTAGTGTTTTTTTGAAATCACATTGTTCAAACTCTTTGACATCTTCGATAATTTCATCGAACATATCATCCCAATAGTTGAGACATTCATCAATGACTTCATTATCTGGTAATGCTTCCATATACTTCATCATATCGTCAGTAACATACTGAACTAAGTCCTCTGTCTCCATATTGTCAACAAATCGCTCAACATAAAACTCTCTCAATGAGTTGAGTTGGTTCTCATTGAGATTAACCAACTCTTCTTTACCAGTATTGCGTGACACATAGGTAAAAGATTGTGTTTCCATTTTAATTCTGGGTGTAATCATTTTTAAATCTCCATATAAACTTCATCTTCTTTAATCGTACCAAGAAGTTGATGTATTTCATCAAAGACTTGTCTGCCACTCATACTCATTCTCTGATAATCCCAACCTAAGTCAGTTATAAGGGTAAGTAACTTGTCTCCCATATCGTTGACTCTAACAGTTTTTTCTTTACCATAGTCTCCTTTGACTTTGATGTAGAACTCATTGATTGTAAAGTTCTGATTTGGGTCTGTTTTTGTGGTCATTTTAGTAGTCCTCCATTTTGTTACTTATCCAATGATGATAGTTGAATTCTGTGATGTCAAGATACTCAACATCGTGGAATCTTGCACATTCTTCTGGTGTTTCTCCGTCAGGAATGAATACAAACTCTTCACAAAAATATTCTGAAGAAATCCCAATTTTTTTCGTATGTTCGATAATTTGGTTGATTTCCTTATTATCGTCAAGATGTTTCTTAAGATACTTAAGGTCTTTCTTGAGTTGTTTTTTAGATTTAGACATAAGGGGTTTCTCCTTTGTATATACCTATTATAGTGGTAAAACTGCCATACTACCACTCTTAGTGGACACTTTTTTAGGTGGCACATCCAACTCTTCCATAATAATTTGTTTTGGTAGTATGTTATAGCAATAGTAACTACTACTAAATGTTATCTTGTCATTGTCTCTACCATCTGGACTAATAAACTTCATTCTCTTATCAAACATTAACAACTGCAAGTCCTTATCTTTGAATAGTTGTTTTGGTGCTGAATCATTTAACCAAGTGTTTGTCATTATCAAAGCAAATGGTTTATTAAATGATAATGCTCTTTCAAAGTATTTTCTCTTATTAGTAAAAGGTGGATTTGATACCATTACATCCCAATACTCTGGTTCAAAGTCAAAGAAGTCAATACCCATACTAATATGAGTAGCAATAACTTTATTCTGTTTTGATATTTGTTTAGTAAACTCACTATCAATGGTATCAAAAGGACACCATACTATAGCATCCTTTGGAATATACTTGAGAATAGGTTTGACACCATAATCAGGTGTGTAACACTCATCGTTGTTACCACCTGAGAACATTAACTTACCACTATCTAATTCTTTGACCATAACTCTCTATCTCTTTTTGTCCAATACTTACACCTATTCTAGGGTCTTTTTTGTGTGATGTTCCCTCATCAAACTGTTTCTTAATCTTTGGTAATAATAAATCCAATACAACATCACAACCTAACTTCCATACTTCTTCAACCTTACCACCCTTGAATCTTGCATAATAATGGTTCTGGTACTTACCAATTTTATCCTCTACAATATATTTCTCTTGTAGTTCCCAAGTATCTTGAACACTTATACCATTATAAGTTCCATTGACACTCTTACCTATGGTAGATTTGTATTCACATCCACCATCTTCATCAATTGCATCTTCCCCAGAATAGTCATCTGCAACTTTATGACCAAGTAAACCCGCCATATAAATTTCCCTTGACCTTGCATAAGAGAATGGATCACCCCACCCCTGTTCCTCACATAGGTCATACATTTGTTCGTAGAGGTCACGATACTTTTCTTCGGGGGTCATAATAACTCTGTAATTACTATTATTATAGCAAAGATTTAACCATATATCAATGTGGTGTGACAGTAATTTAACTGTCCTAACCACACTCCATATCATACTTTGCCTGTGATACTATGATGCTGTCCACTTTTTCTCTTACTAAAGTACACCACTCAATATCATCATCGTCAAGCATTTCATTATGTTCAAGATAATACTTAAGTGCATAATCCATAGTTGTTAGTTCGTAATTGTCAAATTGGTTCATAATAATCTCCATTGATTTTTTTCTACCATAGCACCACACTCTTGACAACCGAGTGCTGACCAACTAAAGTGATATACTGTGGCAACTTTGTTACACTCTGGGCAAACTATGATTTTACCATCTTTCCTTGCCCTAGTGTACTTGTCAACTGTGCGAGTTGGCACAATACTTGAAAGTCTCAAGTGTGTGTTAATTACTTCGTGTGTCCAATCCTGATAACTTGATGATGTCATTTGTATTTAAAAATCCTATCTTCGTTTTGATGTAAATTAAAATCGACCTTTGGGTTTATGTGTGCATCCCAACCTATTGTAAATGCCTTTTGATATACCATATTCAATAGCACTTCTTCTCTATCAGGTGTTTCACTTGGATTACTGCAATTCAATCGTGAATCACACATATGTTCACTCTGACCCTCTAGGTGTGTGATGAGTGCTGTTAGTTCCAAGTCATCTAATTCAAGTGTATGTTTTGCCATTAATCAATTCCTCTTAAGTGTGAGTTTGCTTCAAAAATTTTGGTAGTCCAGTATTCTATCTGATAATTAAATATATCATCATCAAGAAACTGTCTTTTATGTTTCATCATTTCGTATGCCCTGTCTGTGCATAGTTCCCATAATCCCTCTTCATATTGAATAGGTGTATCAGGTGGAAGTCTTAATTCATTCATTACCACTCCTCCTCTGGTCTTTTTGCTCTTGCCTTTTCAATCTTATTGTAAAACTTGTCAACTGTTGTTTCCAAGACTTCAAAGATTTCGTCAACTTCTTCAATGTATTCTGAGTCAGCATACTTGACAGAATTTTCTAAGGCACATAAGATAATGCTTATCTGCTCTTCTCTGAGAGTCAGATTAAGTGGTGTCTGTGGAAATTCACTTCTAATTTTAGACATCTACTCTCCTACAAACTTGTAGTTGTAATCATAAAGTAGAATGTCTCTGACTCTTTCTCTGTCAAGAGAATCTCCATCCCCCCAAGTACAAGACTTGTTGGTCTTATCACTACACATTGATAGGTAGTTCTCTGTTGCTCTGTAGATGTCTAACTTTGTTAGAGGTTGTTTAGTCTCTTTTGACATCATAGGATAGAGTGGGTCATTCTGACCATAGAAACTGTCAACATAATTCACAAAGTCTGTGAACATATCATTGAGTTCTGTGCTTGATGTTCCTGAGTTCATAATAAGGGATTTCTTTGTTATGTACTTATTATAGTGTATCCATATCGCTTTTCAACAAAGCTTGTGACACTTTATGAACTGACCCAATTATTGTTCGTTAGGAAATTTAATCTGCTAAATTGATTTCTATTCACTAATTTGTATATACCCCACCTGTTCCACATTACATAACCTTCGCCATCTATTTCGCCATCATCATCAAATGTTGTCCACCATCCATCGTGTTCACATCTTTTAAGTGCATCCATTTTGATTGACTTAACTAACTTCCATAGTCTCATCAAGTTAGGGTCAATATTATGTGAATGAGATATTGCGTTTACAACATCATCTGTAATTGGTATTCCAGTTCGGATACAATGATTGATAGTTTTTTTAATTTGTTGTGCTTTTTTATCATCAACAAATTGAACCATAGTTGCCATTTGCTTTGCAAATTGACATCTATCATATACAAATGATTGAAACTTTGCAATAGCATTACATTGAACATATAATACTTTGTCAATGTCAGGTTCAAGATTGTGGTCTAATGGTATTGCGTGAGTATCAAGTAGAGTATCTCCTGTAGCGATATACTCTGTGTGTGGTGCAATAATAATATTATGTTCTATCTTATATGGAAATAGATACCCAATAGTATTAGGTTGGTAGTAGTCATCGCCACCAATACCTATCAAGTCTCCCTGATAGATATTCTCTGTTCTGACTAAATTATCAAAACATTTGTGTAATTTATCTGCCAAGTCTGGTTTTTCAGCATATAATATATCAATCTCTTCGTGAGAGTGACATATCATCTTCTTGACTTTGTTGAATACTGATTTCGTACCAACGAAAAACTTTTCATTTTCGGGATTAGTTCCCCATACAATAGCAGGGCAACCATCTATTTTGAGTGATACTTTACCCTGTATGGTAAACCAGTTAATTGCTGATAAATCTCCAGTAAGGATAGTATCTTCGGGGTGTTCGATGTGTCTGAGTTGCATTTGTCTAAAGAGTAAATTCTGGTAATCTTTTAAAATTATTCTTTCCCTTACTTGACCTACACATATCTCTATTGTACTGTCTATATAGTTCTTCTTGCAATTTAAACGCTTCTAATTCGTGGGGTTGCTCATAATATTTGATGTCACTTACGTTAACACCTTTGTAGTATGTCCTACCTGATTTAAGTGTAAGTGAACCTTCAACCCATTGTTTTAAATGCACCAATTCGTGTAAAAGAGTTTTGACATAATCAATTTCTTTCATTTTAGAATGAAGTGATATAGTAAAATTTCTGGGTCTGGAATAATTACTTGCGTCTAAGTATCCATAGCAATCATACTTCATCAAACTACGATGAACAATGTCAATCATAAGTTTGTGTCGAGGTAGATGTTTGTTTATAAACCAAGTGGTAATACTCTTACACCGTTTTTTAGAATAACCATATCCAAAATGGTAGATGTAAGATTTGTTCCCCAATGTAGCATCCATAAGAAAGATAGAATAAAGATAAGTTTTTCCTTTGCGGTCATTTTTGTCATATTATCTCATATACAGGTATCCACCCGCCCATCCTACACATCTAGGGTCAGTTAAGAACAATAAATCTTTTTTGTTGCAAAAATTAAATCTAACGTGTTTTGCGGGTGCTTTCCAAGATGCAGGTTTGAAAACATCCCCAGTTTTTCTATCCACAAATGCGTGAACTGTGGTATCATTCCAGTAACCAGTTTTTTCGTTGTACTCTTCTCTGACTACTTTGTAGTACTTTTTACCTTCAATATATCTGTGTTTGTCTAGGTTTGCTTTGCCTTGCATAATTTTAACAAGTTGCTCTGCTGAATAAGTACACTCTGGGTCACGTTGTAAGTTATGCTCTAAACTTCTTACTGTGTCCTGTTTGTAATTCTCATCAAGTGCTTTGCAATAGTCATCGACATATCTTCTTAAGAATGTCTGATTTGTTTTCTGAACTGATTGTCCGATTACTTTTTCCATAGGGGTGTTTCTTTGTTATACATCTATTATAGCACTAAAAAAGGGGGTTGGATACCCCCTTGTGACACTTATTCAACTGTCTGCTTTTTTGGGATTTCTACCTCCTTGACAGTTACCTTAATAATCTCCTCATAATTCTCATCAAACTTTTGTCTGATAGAATATGCAACCCATCTATCCTTAACAAAAACGTAAGAGTACTCTTGCCAACAATCTATTCGTGTGAACTCATCAAAGTTCTTACTTAAGATAGGTGCTTCATCATCGCCACCATAATAAGTTGTTCTGGGTTCTGTTGTTTCATACTCTCCTGTTTCTGAATTATACTCATTTTCAGAATAGCAACATCCCATATTTCCACCATCTATAAGTTCTGATGCTTTTTCATAGGTATTGAAGTGTTCTTCGAGAGTAACACCTAACCATTCTGGGTATCCATCGAAATGATGATATACTGATAGGATTGAATCGTCTGGTAATAGAATACCGATTCTTGAACGTGTTGACATAAGGGTCTAAAATAAATTGGCGAGAGAAAACAAAAACATAGTGGAGCGTATCGCCTAAATTACTCAACTTAATCCCTACAAGTCTTTTCCGCTAGTTCTCAAGGAACATTGCTTTCAATCAAATGTTAGTAGGGGTTGAAACCACAGATGGTTTGTTTTCCCACTATTAATATAACACATCTGCAAGAGGATTCAACTTCTCTTGTGACACTTCTATTACTGGCATATAAAGGGTTCCATATTTACCGAATACTCGTCTAAACTTACCAAGTCTAGTGCCAAGATAAACTATTGCTGATTGAAATGGAGCTGCACCTTTGCCATTTCCAAATTTTAATCTTTTATTAATTGCTAAAAATGGATAGGTAGATATTGAATTCCACCATCTTGTCGATACATCCATCTTGATAAGCAAGACTAACTCTTTTGCGTGTCCTAGTTGATACTGTGATACTGCATAAGGTATCCACTCTTTACTATTACTATATGGATGATTCATAAACACACTATCAGCAACCCAATCCTGTGCTAAACCATTTATTTTCTCATCGAAAAGTTTTTTAGCGGGTACATTGGGATTCTCGATGTCATTACAACAGGGGTCTAAATCTAGTTTATTATTAAAAAATTCTAGTACATCCCCCACAAACTCTGGTGGGGTGTTCCAACAATCAGTTCGTGTTCCTGTTGTTGCGGTTAAAGCTTTAAGTGCGGTTGATGTCATACAAATATTATATCACATTCTTGGTATAATGTCCACACTAAATATTAATAGTTCGGTTATCCGTATGAAATTAATAGACGGATGCCACTCTCTCAAACTAGAGTGTGCATTAAGGGAATTAGGTTTTGTTGACGTTGGTTGGAAATGTGTTGCCAATGCAGGTATATTTCTAGTTCTTCCATTTGGATTACCCGAAAACCCAGACGGAGACTTACTCGGTTTTCAAGTTGTAAAATCTAGTCGGGTAATCAGGTTATCTGATAGTGCAAAAAAAGCACTTGACTTTGCGATTACTATGTCAGGTTAGTCATCATAGACTAAACACTCTGGTTCGTCAGGGTGTAAATCGCAAAATAGTTCTAAGGCATTTGGGTCGTGGTGGTCGCCAGCTGCAATCTCTTCTTTATGATGTCCAACATATTCCTGTAACTCTTGAAGTTCATCTTTGTAATGTCTTCTCGCTGCTGATGAAACAGTTGGGTCATCAATTTTTTGTTTATCGAACTCGATGTGGTCTTCTATTGTTTTCATAATGTGTTCCTCTTGTTACAATACTATTTAGGTTTTTAATGTTATTTTAATGTTCGGTTATATCCCAATGCCATCTTATGTGTTTGATATAATCAAATGTGCAAGACAAATCTGCATCACAACTTAAATCATACTTTCTGTCACATAAAAAATTTCGTAACTCCTGTATAGATTGAAAAGAACCTTTGTGAGAATAATTTTCATCATACAGATGATACTTCATTATTTTAAATCTCCATTGAAAAATGTACCAAAGAAACCGCTATCTCCATCTTTGCGATTTTCTAATTTTTCTAGCATTTCACTTGCATCAATAATAGTGTCTATCATCGCCAACATATCTGCGATATGTTTACTTACAAATGGTTTTTCTGTTCTAGCTGCAGCTGCAAGAGCATTTCTCAAATCCTCCT